CCACGCTTTCGCGTTAACTCCCGGCTGGTACCGGGTCTCAACAAAGAGTGGGCCTGTGATGGAGGTTTCACATGGTCGCCGACGTTCTTTACACACACAGCCGTGATATCCTCTCGCGAGGATCCACAGCGCAACAAAAAGCCACAAGAATACACCCCACTTAACCAGTGGTCTCCTTAACTCTGATGAGAGTGGAGTCCTGCCCGCCGGCAAAGCCAGCGGTAGCGTCAGGAATGCTCGCTTGCAAAGAGTAGGCACCTGCAAAGGCGGGTTGTAGTTCAAAGTAAACTAATGGCTTAAAGTGTTGCTGCCAGATTCTAACCTAACAGGCGAGTCTGACCACTGCACTATGCGTTTCAATAAATCGGCTCCCTCCTACGTAGCTTAGCCCGGCGCTGCAGCTTAGGAGTGTCCCATATTAGCGGGACCGCAAGGGGAGAGAGAGGGAGGGCAAGGGGAATTGCAAAAAGTGTTAGAAGAAAGTCCCAAGAGGGTGCGATCGCCAAACCTCCACTTCATGGAAGTGGTAAGGAAAGGGTGATCGTCAACCCACTCGGACTCACGGCTAGCATCGTCAAGGAAAACGCTATGACCGTTCTCATGATAGGAGAGGAAAAAATCCCATACCCGCTTAGGCCAGGTAAAGGACCAAATCCTACGACTCCTATACACTTTTTGCAAGAAGAAAGGAGAGGTGTTTTTGGAAAAGTTCCGAGAAAGTTCACGATGGGCCGGACGGTCGAGGGTGCGGCGTGCACAACCCCGAGGGAGCACGACACCAACCCACAGACTACGGAAATCAAGAGACACATCTCGAGAAAAGGAATCAACCAGAGGGTAAAGGCAACTCCTGGGAGGAGGGCCCACAACAACTGGTATATTCCTTTCTGTTCCAACAACACGAACTGGTGCAGGGCCCACGCCAAGGGCCCTTTTAAACCAGGATCTTCTAATGAGGGCTCCATAAGTGTTCCGAGACAAAACACTTGGGACGATAGTCCGAAGGGAAATTGGATGGCGCATCAGAACATTCAGAACGTACGCCTTGACGTCGTTCCGAAGAGCTTCAACGCCTCTAACAACCTCGGACAAGAGATCGCCGGAGTCCTCACGAGAGGGCCTGAGGAAGGAGAGTACCGGTTTGGGACAAACCTGTCCCGTACGAAGAAAGAACGGTTGAGAGTTCAACTCCACACGGGTAGATGAGATATCAGTCTTCTCTACATTAACGACGAGCCCGTAAGCTGAAGTGACAGACTTCCAAAAGAGGAAGAAGTCGCGGCTGCCAGCAAAAGCACAGTCGTCGCCGTTAAAGCGACCAACACGTCTAGAACCGGAACCTCGGTGGATATCGCTCGCGATGTCAAAACACGCCTTATTGAGGAGGCAAAGAAGTGGGAAACTGACAAGGTTCCCCATCATCGATCCTCTTCGAATAGGCTCACGGTTAGGACTACACAAAGTTTCCACCCACTCAAGGTTCCGGAAAGACTCCCACAAAACTTTCCTCTCTTCCTCACCAAGACGGCCCTCTTCACACAGAACGTCGACTATAGTTTCAACCGCTTCAAGGGTGATGTTGTCAGTGGCGGATGCGTAGTCCCCGCTGATAAGTAACTCCCCTTCACGAACGTCGTCGACAACTGCTTGAAAATCCTCTTTTTTTACGTCACCTCGTACTAACCATCCAAAGTCACTCAAATGGTCGTACAAGGCGTTATGTACTGGAGTAAGTACACGTTTGACTCGCGCGCTCTGCATAGTAACTACTCGTAGCTTACCTTTGGTCTTTGCGACCCCAAGGCGTACGAGTGAGTTCTCAGTGCTAGCGCGGGACGGCGAAACTCCGAGAGTCCCGCCATACCTCTGTGTATTCTCCAGACATCCCTGCTGGTCAGGAACGTAAACACCTCTTCTAGGTACCGGTGAAGGTACCTCACACTCCTTTCTCGCGGATTCCAACCGCTCCCCCCAACCTGAACAAAGCTCTCTTACGTGTCTCCTTAACTCCCAGAGATGGTCAAAGGACCAACTCTGGACAGTATGAGGATGACGCACGGAAGCTCGCTTCGCCCACTCTCTCTTAGCTTCTCTTCCAGCGACACTGTCGCATGGAGCGCAAGGAACGTCAAAAATGCGCTTACAGCTCTTGACAGCTGAAAGTAACATAGATGACCTAACTTGCCTCTTTTTCCGTTTCCTCTCAGGTAGAGAAAGATTGGAAGAGATAGCATCCCAATTCCGACGCACATCCGAGCAATTGTCCCCGTTCACAACGGGAACTTCACCTTCGAGTCTGAACTCGAGGAAGATGATTGACAATGCTTGGTTGAGCGCCCTCCTAACTGACCCTGCTGCAGTGCAGCGGGCTATTTTAGTGGAGCGGCCCTTGCTAGGGGCGGAACCACAAACCATACGGCGACGTGAGCTTGACTCGCACGCAGGGTTG